CCACCTTTGGGATTCTGGAATCTTTTAGCAACCATGTTGCGTCCTATCTGCCGATACGAATTGATGCTGTTCCTGAGGTATATTCACCAGTTTTTATGCCAGCTCTATAAACAACAACAGGCTCTGGATCTGATCCAGCTGTTTCGATTGGTGCCGTGAATGTATCTACATCACGCCATGTTGCACCCTGGTCAAAGCTACGTTGTACAGTTACAGTACCTACAAATGTTCCTGAGATGGAAAGATTAAAGTCACCTACGACATAAAGGCCGTCACTAAAAGTGTTCTGGGCACTTACATCTTTTGTTACTAATCCTGTGTCTTTATCTAAAACAGCCATTATTTACTCCTTGCTTTTTCTATTTTAGCCATAGTGCCAAACACATAGGCTTTTTTACGCTTTTCTTTTAGCCCTAGTTTTTCTGCTCTTAGGAGCAGCCTTTTCTCCAGTTTCTTTGGCATCTACTTTTTCCTCTACAGATTCAGTTGATTGTACTTTTTTTGTAAAGATACGCTCATCTTCTTTAATCTTGGTCATTAATCACCTCCAAGTTTAGTTTGCGTTTCGCCTTCTTGTCTTGCTGGTGAAAACAGAAGTCTCATACCGCCTGTTCTCATAGATCTAACTTTTGCACTTGCCTGTGCAGCTGACTCTCTTTCGGCAGTCTCTGCACGTCGCTCAGCTCTAAGCCTGGCTTTTTTTGCTTCTGGATCTTCTCCTGGTACTTTTGGTGAACTAAATAAACCGCCCATTATACAAACCTCGTCATTAAATAATAATCGGCACCTTCTGGGCCGAATTGTCGCATTATTGCTTCTTCTTTAAAATACAATGATTTTGCAAACTTGTAAGCTGTATCATTAGACACACGAACGGCTATCTGAAGACGCATCATGTCGTATTCTTGCATAACATTTGTTAAAATCTTTCTGGCACCACGTACAACAGCTATCGCATTATCTTCTATACCAGCACCAGGTAACATCCATGCTTCGTACACATGTGGCCAAAAAGGTCTTACTCCAAAAATAAGAATGATTTTACCTCTTGCAACAGCTGTCCAGGTCAATAACGGATCAGCATTTTGTATAATGTATTGGTCATAATTAGGAATATTACTTACATACTCTAGCTCATAGCCTTTAATTTCCAGGCTATAAAGGTGATTAGGTTGAAATGGTACGATTTGTTTGTCTGGTGCCAGGTTAATTGTTGCTAATTGCAGCATTACATAATCTCGAAATCAGTATTAGCCATGTATGTTGCACCAGCTGACGTGTAAGCACCACGTCTTAAACGTCTTTGCTCACCTCCACCTAGCATAAGATATCCAAATGCGTCACCGCAGTGTGAGTGTTCATTCTTTACTGGACTATCTTTAAACCTTTCTTGCCCAGCACCCAGGCTTTGTCTCTTAAAAAAGTAACCACCAGACAAACTTTTACGCAATCTTAGGCATCTTTTGTCCACCATAAGTCCTGGTTTGCCACTTATTAGCCTTGTCATAGGCGATGCACCAGCTTCTCTACGTACCTGGAAGGCGTTACTGTCTGTCGGCTGTGCTTTAAATCCTAAACTACGCAAGTGGTCAAAGGCAGTTACCTCGTATATCTCATCTCTTTTGCTACCAGCTGGATCACCCCATATCATAATTTCATGTTTGCTGTATCGTTCCGATATCCTAGCCAGTAATTCCTGGCCAAATCTTTCTAATCCCATGTCAAATGTGACTAATTCATCTACAATACGCCAGGCACCGCCAGCACTACGTTGTCCAAAGATAGCAGCTGGTGTTAATCCAAAGTCAATTCCTATCTGTAAAGGATAATACGGATCTAGTTCCACGTCACCAGACATCATCTCATCATCATATTCTGGCCATACTGGTCTGCCTTCTTGCACAAATGTAAACTTACCTTCTGCATAGCATCGTATCCAATCAGCGTTTTTACCGCCAAGTAATTGCTGATAATATCCTGGTGGTAGATTGTTTCTATTTTCTGCATTTGGATTCACGTGCCACCATTTACCACCGCTATGCACGAACCCTTGGCTCTCAGGATGTTTTTCTGGCACTTCATCAGGACCAGCCATTATAACTCCGCCTGGTTGTCTAAAAAAAGTCCAGGGATATGCTCCGCCAATAGGATTCTTTTCTGCCAGGTCATGCCACCAATGGTCATTGTCTGGTGGGTTTGTATCCATCCATATGCCGTACCAGGACGGACCGCCGTCTGCTTTTGTAGGATATCGTCCAACACGGTGTGTTAGTCCATCTATAACGGCTTTCGGCAGTTCACGAGCCTCATTTACCCAGGCACCTGTTAATTCAAGAGATAAAAGCTTCCGCACATCTTGAGGTGAAGCAAGTGCCATGAATATAACCTCGCAATCAATACCAGCTGCGTCACCACGGCTAGGCAGTTTCAAGTGATGTGATATAGGTGGCTGCCATCGCATACCACCCCACGTAGCTTCTGGGAATAATTCTTGCCAAGTCTTTATCGTAGTTGTTCTAAGTTCTGGATATGTATTCCTGACAACAACAAAGCGGCTATATCGAATCCCATCCCTAGGCGAAGGCTTTTGTCTCACAGCACGCAGCATAATCTCAGCAGCACAGCCATAACTCTTGCCAGAACCAACAGGTCCCATAAGTCCTCTCACAAAGCTATTATCGTTTAAAAACTTATAAACAGTAGGTGAATTGCTAAAATCCAGGTTAAGTGACGGTATATCACTTTTCGGCATCTTTTTCCTCATAGGTTGTCGTAGTTTCTTCTGGGCCTTTGATATTTATTCCAACAATACTAGGTTTATCTTCGTTCTGTTCAGCATCTAACATGCCAGACGCTTTCGCAAGCACCCTCAACACAGAAACTTTATCGTGCATTTCTATTGTCACATCACTTCCACGCACAGATATTTTCTTTATTGCCTTTAAAGCATGTTCTGGAATCTGGTCAAACTCTTTTATCGTACCATCTAAATTAACTACATCTGTTATATTAGCCGTGCCAAGAGCAATCAACTCAGAAGCAACCGCTTCTTTATGTTGATACAGCGTTTCTGAGCGCCCAATCCGCCGTTGTATCATACGTACACCGCCAAATCGTCCTAAAGGTGGTCGTTTATCCGACATTCTCTAGCTCCTTATGGCAAGCACCACACTTAACAACGTCTGGTTCTTCTTCCCAAATGCGTCCACGTGTCTGCTTACCACACCAATCACAGGTAACATAATCCTCATAATACCGTTTAAAAGGGTACTTCGACGTCTGGCTCTCCATTACCTCCTCCTAAAGTACTTGTACCGTTCTTTACCGAAGAATAACTTGGACCGCTATCCATCCCACTTGGTGTAAATCCATCACGGTCACCAGTATCCTCAAACATCGATAACCATATATCACCTTCCTTATTCGGCAAAGGTAAAACTTCCAGCTTAATCCTTAACTTGCCATCATCCTTCTCAAACGCCTTCCCAATACGCAGCCATATCGGCTTTTCACGTCCTGGTATCTCCTTCGCTTGTACTACGTTAAACTTCTTCATTAGTCTCTCCTTCCTGGTTATATAAATTTTTTATCGTTAATCCTATTTGCATAGCAATCTGCGGCACGATTGCGTTCCCTAATCCTCTAATTCTGTCCACCGTATTGGGTATCCCATGAGCCACTCGACCCACTCTGGGTTCAGTTTCCCAGGTCCATCCTTGTCTCTCACTGCTTGATCTAAATGATAATAAGCACGATGACCTGACGGCCTTATCTTTTTCCAAACTGGCACCGTTCCTCTGCTCGCATCTCTGGCTGTCGGTGTTGGCCACATTGCAGGATTTGTTACTTGCTCTCTCAGATTGCTCGATCTTTTCCTTCGACCTGTCTGACTCTCCTTGTAGCTCCCTGATATTCCTGCTGGTAGATGATCCATCGTGTTTGGAGTGGCCCACAATCCAAACTCTGTCTCTTTTGTGACAGGCATCGACACCTGCAGCTGGAACAATAAACGTCCTTGTGGCGTAGCCTTCGGCTTCCAAGTCAGATAACACTTGGTCGAGACCCAAGGACACGTGACCATAAACATTTTCGAAAACGCACCAAGTGGGTCTTTTGGATGCAACAATCTTGCGGATGTACGGCCAGATGTGGCGGTCATCTTCCGTGCCTCTTCGCTTCCCAGCGGAGGAGAATGGCTGGCATGGGTATCCAGCAGTAAGTATTGTACAGTCTGGGATTCTTTCTGGCTCATTAGCTAACTCCTTTACATCTTCCTCAATAGGTACTCCTGGCCAATGCTTAGCTAATATCTTCCTAGACCACGGCTCAATGTCACAAAACATCACAGGACGTGACAAACCAGCTCGTTCAAACCCTAGTGCAAAGCCACCTATACCACTACATAAATCAACATGTGTAAACATAACCGATATCCTAACCCATTTCTGAAAAAATGGAAAATAGTTTTTTGGGACCCCCATACACACAGCGAGGGGTGGGGAGGGCAAGGGGTACCTTTTCAAAAAGTGCCTGGTCAAGTGCGAACCGTGCAGCCTTGCAGCTGCTTTGACCTGGTCCAGGTGTAACAGTGAGTACTATATTACCACATGCCATTAATCGCTCTATAAGCTTCGTATGCGTGCTGTAACCTTTTTAAGCACGTCATCTACCTTTTTATTACCTGACATGCTCAGAGCACGCTGTATCGGCTTTTGAAAGTATCCTAAACCCCTAGCCAAGTCCCTGTTGTTATCTCTACAGTACTTGACATGGTTTGTTAGTATGTCTGACCAGGTAGCAGCGTCTAGTCCTTGACGAATCCAGCCAGCCATCACTTCCTCATCACGATTATTGTAATTTCTAGGAGTTCCATTTGCATCAGCAAACTTCAAAAACAAACCACACAACATTCTTGCCTTTCCCTTTATATCGTTATTATTACTCGTTAGTGTCTCGTTCTGTGTAACATCAGAAGTTACACGTAAGTTAACCCTAGTGTTACACCTGCCTGTAACATCAGAAGTTACACCTGGTACTCTTGCACCTGTAACTTCTGGTGTTACACCTGTTAATCCAACCTCGGCTTCTGCCAGCTCCATTTGTTCACGTGCTGTAAGGTTAGAGCGTGCAGCCTTCTCAGTCTTTGCTGTCTTGTCATAAACAACTTTAATTGTATTTGTTTT